ACACCTGGCCAGACCCTGATCGGGTCGCCCAGCTGTGCGCGCACAGCGGCGCTGTTCTGCAGGATCGATTGGATGAGCGGAACCATCATTTCCAGCCCCTCGCCTTCATGATCCTCTCCATTGCCTTGCGTGTTTCATCGATGATTACCTGCGCCGCCTGCGGGCCTCTCGCCTCGGCGGCCGGCGTCAGGAAGGGCTTGGCCTTCATGTTCTTCGTGCCGAACTCCAGGAAGCGCCAGTAGTAAGCCCAGCCGCTTTCCTCATACAGCTTGCCCGCGCGGCGCTGCCGCTGGTTGCGCTTGGTGTTGGCGTACTTGCGCTTCTTGCCTGTCTTTACGCCAACGGTGTAGTACTCGCCGCCAGCACCCACACCCGCCTTGCGCCGGTTCTTGGCGTTTGCCCTTCGGACAACGATTTGGGTGGACAGGAATCCGGTTGCCCGGACGACCCGGCGCCGCGCCTCATCCCGGACGATGTTCCCGCCCTTGCGCATGCCGGCCTGCAGGGACTTGCCCTGCACTTCCTTTGGTAAGTCCCGCAGGGATTTCAGCAGGCCATCCAGCCCTTTGATGTCGATCTGCTCAGCCATCGGAGACACCCGCAATGGCAATGATCGCGACCTCACTTCGGTCGTTGCTTGGCGCGATGCTCTTGATGTCGAAGCTGCGGCCGCGATGGACGATGCGCCAGCCAGGATCAACCTGGCGTGGCCGGATGTCGAAGCGCACCTGCTCGCGGTATCGATCAGCACCAGCCGCGACAGCCTCAGTGGTGGCGCCGAGATTGTTGGTGGCCTTGGCCCATGCCTCGCCGGCCGGTTCCCAGGTAACAACGCTGTCGCCGCCGAGCGGGTCCCGCGTCGTCACTTTCCGTTCAAACCGGATGCGGTGCTGTAGTTCGCCTGCCGCAAGGCTCATATCAAACCCCCAAGCCGATGCGGTACGGCCAAAGCAGGCTATGCGCCCCCATCGGCACCTGCACAGTGGCACCGTCGCTCCCTTGCACGTCTTCCCGCGTTCGGTAGAGGTGGCCCAGCATCAGGAGAACACCCGCCCGGATCGAATCATTGGCCAGAATGGGATCAATCCCGCCGGTCCCATCGAGGACTGCGGCAGCCATAGAATCGGCGTCGGGGAAAACTCGACGATTTAGGAACTGCTGTGCGGCCGCCTCGGACGCGCTGCCATACAGTTCCAGCATCGCATCATCGTCTGACTCGGCCCGGCAGTGCGCGCGGGCCTGCTCAATGGTGATCAGCTCCACGGTCAGGCCTTGTCCTTGCCTTGGCGGGCCTTCTTGCTGACAGACTGCTCGCTCACAGCGTCGGCTGCCTCCGTCACCTCAGCAGCAGGCGATGCATCTTCCACCACCGGCTTCGGCACCTCTGCGACAGACTGCTCGCTCACAGCGTCGGCTGCGCCGGTGTCGATGAAGTGTCGCCCACGGCTGCTGTCCATCCGCACAGTAGTACCGGCACGCGGGTCGGGTTCTTTGAACTTGATCAGCATGATCCTCTCCAAACCCGGCCTGCGCGAAGGCAGGCCGGGATGCTCTGGAACGGTGGATTAGGCGACGTTGCCCAAGTCGCCGTAGATGAAGGCCTGTGGGCGATACACCGCCAGCGCCAAGCGCTCTTCGGCCAGGATGGTCACCAGGTTCTTGACGAAATCGTCTTCGTTCTCGGTGGCCACTTCGACACGTGCTTGCCAGCGGTCGAACAGCTGGGCACCCAACTTGAAGGCACCGGTGAGGAACTTGTCCTCGGCAATCGCCTGCGTGGTAACCACCGGCAGGTTCCACAGCGTGGCGCCGATGACGCCCTGCGGGTTGCCGATGATGTAGCGGCCGGTGGTGTCCTTCTCCAACTCGACACGCGCCCAGTCGATCGGGTTCATCACGATGCCGCTGGCCGGGAACTCCGCCAGCTGGGCCTGCAGCATGGCCAGGCGGATCTTGTCGATCACGGTGGCGTCGGCCAGGGTGATCGGATCAACGTAGGCCGTGGCCTGCGGGATGATGCCCAGCAGGTTCTGGCCAGTGCCGTCGCCGTTAAGCAGCTGCTGCTCTTCCTTGAACGCCAGGCCGTAGCGCAGGCGGCCATCGATGTAGCTGGCCAGCTGCGAGGCGTCGCTCAGGATCTGGCGCGAGGCCTTCATATAGTGCGCGATCACCTTGGCGGTGGTGCTCACCAGGTCGAACTTCAGGCTGGACTCGGGCTTCTTCGCGCCCTCGGCAACCGGTGCCGCATTGTTGGTGAAGCCCGTCTCCTTGACGTATTCCAGCGTGCTGCCATCCATGCGGCCCGGAGTGATCAGGTCGCGCACCGTCAGGCGCCGATCCGGCGGTGCGATGATCCCCGGCAGGCGGGTGTTGGTGACCAGATCACCAGCGGCGCCGTCGGTGTCGGTCGTGACCGAGGTGATGGCTGCGCTGAAGGTCATGTCCACGCGACCGCGCGGGGTGGTCTTGCCAGCGAAGGCCTGGAACTCTTCGCCGTTGACGAACTGCTGGCCGAACGACTGGTGCTGAACATCGCCGCCGGCACCGTTGGCCTCGATCTTGGCCAGCTTCTGCTCTGCCGCCTGCAGGTTGGCCTGCAACTCACCCTGCTTGGTGAGCATTTCGTCAACCTTGGCGCGGGTGTCGGCCGACAGTTCGGTGTTCTTCGCGGCGACTTCCGCGTAGGACTTCAACTGGTCGCCCACGGTCTTGAGGTCGGCGCTTACCTGCTTGTACTGCTTCTCGACGTCTTCACCAACATCGCCGAACTGCGAGTGGCTGCGGAACTGCTGGGCATCACTGGGCTTGATCAGCATGGAAGCAAGAGCAACCACGCCCGCACTGCCCAGAAGACTGATGGCAATGACGGGAACGCCGAGGTTGGTGGAGACGCCCACAACCAGGGGGATCGCCGCGGCGAGGGCGAGAACGACCAGGTAAAAGGTCGCGGAGAGTTTCATGGACTTCATTGGGTGTTGCTCCTATTGCGGGAGGTTGAACGAAAGGCGCGGCAGAGGTTCTGCCTGCACGCGGATGGCCTTGTGGCCCTTATCGGTGGGATCGCCCTCACCGCTGCCAGCGGGATCGCCCCGGCTGGACTTGATTTCACTGATCAAACGCATGGCTTCCGACTTGGGCATGCCGGTGGCACGCAAGCCCGCCTCAACGCGCCGAACGGCGGAGGCGTTTTCCTTGCTGGCGCCTTTCTCCACCTGGTCAGAAGCAAGCAGTTCGTCGGCGAAGCCGTCCTCCACAGCAGAGGCGCCGCCGATCCATGTCTCGGCATCCATCAGCTTGGACATGGCCTTCTGATCGGCATCGGTGCGCGCGGCGTAGATGCTGGCCATGGCGTCGTCGAAAGGCTGGAGCGTTGCAGCAACGTCCGCGAGGTCATGACGGTTGCCGACGGCAACCACCCACGCGTTGTGGATCATCAGGAACCCAGCCCGCGCGATCTGTACCGTGTCACCGGCCATGGCAATCACGGACGCAGCAGAGGCAGCGAGGCCCAAGACCTTCACGGTCACCTCGCCCTCGTGCTCACGCAGAAGGTTGTAGATGGTCAGGCCTTCGAACATGTCGCCGCCGGGGCTGTTGATGTTGACCGTGACCGGCCCTTTCCCCATCCCGCGCAGCGCTGCGGCAATACGTTTGGCCGTGACGCCTTCACCCGTCCAGTAGTCGTACCCGATCACGTCGTAGATGCTGATCGAGCGTTCCGCGTCCGTATCGGACGCCGCCCTTACGCCGGCCTCCCAGCGGTCGAGCGCGCGCGGTTGGATCTGGCTGCTGACAGCGGCGCAGGGGCGACCCTCCGGAACACCCGGCAGCGTCTTGATCGTCATGTGGTCAGTCCTTCTTGTCGTCGTCGAAACCGAGGAACGCGCGGATCGCGGCCCGGGCTTGGTTTGCATCGGACGCCTGGCCCACGCTGTTCAGCGTGGTCATGGCGGATTGCACAGTCAGCACAGCGGCATTGCCGCCCATCGGCTCACGGTCTTCCAACTCGCGCACTTCGTCGCGGGTCAGGATTCCGTTGTTGACCATCGCGGCATAGAAGGCGGCACGGCCTGCGCTGTCAGCGCGCAGTAGGCCTTCCACGGTGAACTTCGGGTAGAACCGCAAGCGCTCGGCCGGCGTCAGCAGATCCTTGCTGATGGCCTGCTCGATGCGGCGCAGCCATGGCCCAAGGGTGAACGTCAGGAACCCGATCATCTGTTGTTCGATCCCGGTACCCCAGCTGGTGGACTTCTCCGTATGGCCAACCATCCACGGCGGGACGCGGAACCAGCGACAGATCGACTCCACGGAGAACGCCCGCGATTCCAACAGCTGGGCGTCCGATGGCTTGATGCCAAGCGTACCGGCTACAGTCCCACCTTCGAGCAGCGGGGTTTCGCCGCGCTCAATGGAACCCATCAGGTTCTTCTTGAATTCGTCCCGCTGCTCCGGCTTCAGGAACGCCTGGACCTTGTAGTAGATCGTCTGGAGCAGCCCATTTCGGAATGTGCGCGCCGCTGCACGATCAGCAGCGATAGCGTTTCCAAAGACCTTGGCTCCGTAAGCGATAACCGACACACCCGTCTCGCCGTCCAGCGTGAATCCTGGAATCCGCCAGATTCGATTCGGCGCAATGATGCGCGGCGACCCATCGGAACGGAGGTAGCGGTAGACCTTGTTGCCATTGGGGTCACGGTTGATGGTGAGCTTACCGGGATCGAGGAACTGCAGGCCGATCAGCCTTTCGCCCGCGTATAGCTTCTCTGCGTGCGCATTGCCCCGCAGCAACATGGCGACAATCATCGCCTCCCAGAACACCGCTGCAGTCGAGTCGCTGTTCGGTTGGTCGTGAACAACGAAATGCAACGGGTGCTGGCTCGCAACCCGCTTCCCTGTCTTGGTTCGCTCATACATCGACAGCGGCAAGGTGGCGATGGTCTCTGAAATCAACCGAACGCATGCCCAAGCTGCATCTACCTGCAAAACTGCCTTTGCCGTGACGGCCACGCCGGCCTCATTGGCCATCTGGCGATCAATGTAGAGCTCTGCGTCGCTGGTCGTGAATGATCGAACCCACCCATCCACTGCCGCACTGATGCGCCGCATCAACCCGATTTTTGGCTTGGATTTCATCACACCCCAGTCCTCGCCGGGCTGCTAAGCCAATCGTCGAGATTTCCTTCTGCACTCTCATCGCCAGAGTACGAAAGCCCAATGGCCATGAGCAGCGCAGCCATGTCATCGATCTTGTCTGGAGAGCGCTTCTTGTCAGGCTTCATGTTGAGATTCCCGTCCTTCACCGCGATGAGGTTGGAAGCGCACCAGTTCAGCACCGGGTCGTTTCCGTGGTTGATGTTCTTGCTGATGTAGGCCCGTTCCAGCTCCTGCATCGCCGGGTGATAGTTCTTCGTGGTCTGGTTGAACTCGATCAAGGGGTGGCCATCAGCCAGCAGCCGCTGGCTGATCTCCTGGGCATTCCATCGGTCAAAGCCAATTGCCAAAGGGTTGAAGCGCGCGATGTCCTCTCGGATGCGCCTCTCCACCACCGCGTAGTCGGTGACCTCGCCATCGGTGACCTCGATCAGCCCGGAGGCTACCCAGCCGGCATAGGGCACCACGCCACGTTCGGTACGTGCACGCACTGCGTCCGATGGAACGAACCGACGACCCCAGGTGTAATAAACGCCGTCCACCTTCCAGACCAGCCGCCACGATGTGAGGTCGAGCGTGCTGGCCAGATCAAGCGCGGCCCAGCAGGGCTTGCCCTCCAGCCAATCGAGATCGACCTTCCCGCCGCATCGCTGCCATTTGGTCAGATCAACCCAACCTGTCGCCGAGGAGGCTGGACGGTTGAGTCGCTTGATCTTGAACTCGGCCAGCTTCGACGGCATCTGTCGCGCTTCAACGGCTTCTTTGCGGATCGCCTTGAGCAGATGTGGATTAACGTCCATCAACGGATTGGCCTTGGGCCACGCCGACTCGTCGAACTCTTCGTCCCCGTCATCTACCGCGTAGAACACAACAAGGAAGTGATCGGCGCTGTCGCCGAGAATCCCTTCCAGAACCTGCTTGGCGAACTGCCGCAGCTCCCCCCAAGGACCGGGGTTGGTGTAGCCCTCGGTGGTCGTGTAGAGCCACAGCGGGTTGCTTCGTGCACCTGCGGCCGACGTCAAAACATTCAGCAGGTCCGAAGACTTATGGGCATGGATTTCATCCAGGCCAACATGCGACGGGTTCAGGCCATCTTGGGTGCTGGCCTTCGCGTTGATCGGCTTGAATGTCGCACCGGTCTCCACGCGGCTGATTGCATTGGCCCAGCATTCCAGACCAAACGCATCTCGCAGATCCGCCGTTTTCTCCGCCATTCGCTTGGCGACGTTGAAGATGATGCGCGCCTGGCTACCGGTGGTGGCCGCCGAGATGATCTGCGCACCTTCCTCCTCTTCGCAGCACTGGCAGTACAGCAGGATCGCAGCGGCCAGGGTTGACTTGGCATTCTTGCGAGCCACGGCGAACAGTGCCGATGTGAATCGCCGGCTGCCGTCCAGATTGCGGAACCCGAATAACTGGACAACGAAGAACACATGCGACCGGTGCAGCTCGATCTCGGGGCGCTCCCACTTGCCCTCGACGTGCGGAAGTTTTTCGATGAAGTCGCATGGGTC